GCATCTTCAAACATGACTGCTAACTGCACAGGAGCACCAGGAACAATTGATTCTGGAACAATCCAAACTGGAAGTTACACTGGAAGTACCAGCAATATCCCAACTATTAACTGTGTTCAACCAACGCCAACTCCAACCCCAACCCCACCTACGCCTACTACGCCAACGCCTACGCCAACGCCTATTGTTATTCCTTCTTGCACAAGCTATTCCTCAAGTGCTTCCGAATGTAACGGTTTCCTTTGCTGTCCAATTCCAAACCTTGTTGGTAGCTGTGCCCCAGGATTTGCTGCTCTTGGCTTTAATCTTTCATATTCATATGTTGGAACAACGGATGCTGGATTAGCTGGATGTGTTATTTCTCAAACTCCTGCGGGAGGAACCTGCGGTGACTGCGGAACTACAATTAGCCTTACTGCTTATCAATATCAAGCTCCCCCAACTCCTGTCCCTACCTCAACTCCTTTTTATGGATGCTGCTGTGATGGAACACCTGTAAGCGGCGGCTATAACGGGTCAGGAGAAGCAAGCACCGGTCTTTCTTCTCAATGTAGTAATAAAGGCGGACTTTGCGCTGGGCCACAAGCAAACACGGCGTACACCAATTGCAGTAGTTACGGCACCCCTACCCCTACTCCTCCAACTCCAACTCCTCCAACTTGTACAGAAAGCTGTACATTTATTTATAATGACGGCTGCGATAACTACTCCTGCACAAATTATCAAAACGTTTGCGGAGCTACTGGCAATAAGAGAATATGTACTCCAACACCTACTCCGCCTACCCCAACTCCGCCTACCCCAACTACGCCTACCCCAACTACGCCTACCCCAACTGCGCCTGTAGGCGACTGCCCCGGTCAAACTCCGTTCTATGGCAACCGTTGTACCGCTGGAGACGTGGCTTTTGACATACTACAGTATTGCACCGGAGGAGTGGGGGCCTGCTCATTTGCTAGCGGTGCTCAGTGTTTGTTGTTCTGTATATAATTTTGCTAGTATCTACTCATGCTAACAACTGAAGATATTCAATGGCCACCTCAAAAGCCAAAACATCCTTTAATAGCTCTTGCTTTTGGTATTGATGGAGAGATTGTTCATACAATTGTCACCTACGTTCCTTTTTATGAAATGATACTAAATTCAAGTTCAATTATTTGTAAGTCTGACTCTTGCAATACGGTTGAATTTATAGATAAAAAGGGCCTTTCTATAACAACACTGACAACAACTCCTTTATTTGGGTCAGTTTTAGCAAGTTCACCAGATATTTTTGTTTTGTCTAGACGTTCGGACGATAACGCTTCGGTTGTTGACCCAGGCAAACACCCTTGGTACCGAAGTGTAGAAGCTGGCTGGAAATACGACGAGAATGGTATTCTTCCCCTATGACAGAAACTCCTTGGCAACGTTATAAGAAAAATTTGGGTGACACACGCCCTTGGGACATGGTTAACCCTAATGTTGACAAAGCCTCTGAAGAAGAGGCCGAAGCTCGTTATAAGACATGTCTTGGGTGCCCTGAACTAATAAAACTAACAAAACAGTGCAAAAAATGTGGTTGCTTTATGGCGGCTAAAACTAAGTTAAAGGGCGCAACCTGTCCTCTTGGAAAGTGGTGAAAAATGTCAGAACAATACCCAGTAAAGATTAAAGAACCTTTTGTTGTTGAGAGCATCCTTCCGCCAGATGAGCTTTTAAAGCTTCAACAACATGCAATGCTTCTTTGGGCTACTAAACCAGCTTACGATAACAGTTTTGGTCGTCATCAGTGGTTTGGTGAACCTGAACTGAAACGTATTCACGAAATGCTGACCGATGTGGCAAGAGAATACTTTGAAAGCCCAACCCTTATGCCATCCTGGTGCTTAATGAGCACTTACGAAGGGGAAGCTGCAAAACTTTGGAAGCACAAGGATGATAATGCTTGTACCTATCACATCGACCTGTGCGTTTTTCAAAAAGAACCGTGGGCTATTTGGGCTGAAGGTAAGCCATACATATTAAAAGAAAATGAAGGCCTGTTTATGTATGGAAACGACCAAGAGCATTGGCGAGAAGCATTTACCAGTCCAGAAACTAACTTAGTTTGTAATGCTTTCTTCTTTTTCTGCGAACCTGACCACTGGTACTTTACCAAAGGACCTCAATATTTAGAGGTTATCAGGGGCAATGCAAAAGAACCGATGGGCATGATGTAATTGACAAAACTGTTAGTAAGCGTTGTCAATTACTGCGACCCTGAGTTTTACAGGACAGTAAAATTACTGTGGGACAACGCTTACAATAAAAAAAACGTTATATTTTCTCTAGTATCTGAGGATGAAATACAACATGATTTTTCTTTTATACCAAAAGAACAATTAATTTATAGATACTTTGATTTAAGTAAATACAGAGGTGGAGTTTGTTGGGCTAGAAAATTAGCAACTAAAGTAGAACAAGACTATGAATTCTTGATTCAATTTGATTCGCACACAGTTCCAATGCCTGGGTGGGATTTATCAGCAATAAGACGCTATTCAAAAATAAAAGACACAAAATATATAATTGCTTACGCTCCAGCTGACTATGAACTTAATGAAGACTGGACACCAGAGCTACAAAACGTTCCTAGACCATTTTCTAGTATGGCATCTCATTACACTGATTTGATACCTGGGTTTAACTTTCCTGGCTATAGAAGCGTAAATAAAGACACCCCAGAAAGAGGGTACTGGGTTACTTGTTGCTACCTTTTAGCACCTAAATCTTGGGTTGATGAAGTAGGTTTTGATGAAAACAGTTCCTTTAATACAGAAGAGTTTTTACTATCTTTAAGAACTTTTTCAAAGGGGTGGGCGGTTTACGCATTACAAACTTTAGACACTTATCATCATGATTCTCATAAACAGCCTGATGGCAGTGTTACTAGGGTTGTAAAGAGACCATGGGCAGACGATAGAAAAGAAGATTATTGGAATCACGTAGAAAAAGCTACAAATCTTTTAGGTAGAGTCATGTCAGGTTTAGAAGATGTATCAAGAAATGACGTTCAACAATTTTTTGAAATTACGGGGGTACCCAAAAAGTTTATGGACTGTTCAGAGTCCTACAGTTCATACGTAGAAATACCAAATCGTGCTTTTGGAATGCCCCCAAGACGACCTTAAAGCATGACAGTACAGAAAATATCTTAGACAATAGGGTGTCCCCAAAAGGAGGCTTAAATGGGCCGTTACGGTTTAGATTACTATGGTGTGGGTTTATATGGCCCTGCCACAATCGTTGAGTTTGACGCATCCCCATTTACTGCCCGCCCAGTTGGTTATGGAGCAATTGACCTAGAGTGGGTCCTCCCATCAGGAGCATGGGACCGCATTCGTTTAGTTAGAAACCCTTATGGCTTCCCGCTAGACCCTGATGACGGCGACGAACTGTATGAACAAATCAAGTCAACTTCTCTTGAGACATACTCAGACTCAGGTCTTCAAGAAGGAAGAACTTACTATTACTCTCTATTTGTTTTAGAGACCGCAACTCAAGTTTGGCTTAGAGCGGGAAATACATACGGTATTTCTGTAAAGAACTTTGGTACTTGTGATGCAATGTATAGATACTTGCCACAAATTTATCGTCAGCTAAGCCACCTTAACGTGGCGTTTGAAAACCGAGAGAACCAAGACCTTAAAGACTTTTTATGTCTATTTGCATTTGAATACGATTTAGAAAAAACATATGCCTACAACTTAATGTACTCATACGACACCTCTTTTGTAGATGGTCGTTACATCCCTCAACTAATGAAACAATTTGGATTAAGTTTTGAACCAGAAATTGGGCTAAAACAGTCAAGAGTTCTGCTTAGAAACGCGATGAAAAACTATAAAACAAAGGGCTCTAAGGATGGATTTGCAACCTACCTAAAGGCATTTACCGGATACGATGTTCAAGTTGTTCAAGGTAAAAATTTAATGCTTGATTTTAATGATTCATCATTTGAGCAAACCATAGGAAACTGGACTTCTTCAGCTTCAACTTTAGCAAGAATAACAAGTGGAACTGCTGGAATTAGCGCTTTTTCAGAATCTTCTGCGCCAGCTAGCTACCCAAATAAAATTGCTGGAGTTCTTCGCGCTACTGTTACTACTGCAGGAACCGTCACATTAACTTGTGGAAAATCTGCTCCGGTAACTAGGGGAGTTCCGGTAACGGCTGGTCAAGCATATACATATAGTGTTTATGCTCAAGCTGGAACTATTGCTAGAAATACAACATTAAGTATTGAGTGGTACAACTGTCGTGGAGCATTAATTTCTACCTCTACTGGAAGTGCTGTGTCTGTTGCTACAGGTAGCTGGCAACGCGTTACATTTGTAAATCAAACCGCTCCAACTAATGCAATGTTTGCCGTTCCTGTAATAACTTTGTCTTCTACAGCATTAAGTAACGTATTTTATTTTGACGCAATTCAATTTGAAAAATCAGATGTAGCGACCGCTTTTGAAGAGGCACGTGTTGTAAAAGCTACTTTTAAAGCATCTAGAATCAATGAGTTAACAAACCTAATTTTCAAACAAACACCGAATGGACCGCTACTAACGGAACCTTAGTTTTAGCTAGCTCTATATCAGGAGCTCCAACTAAACTACTAGACGCGCTAGTTTTAAACCCAACAACTAACAACATTAACACTCGAATTAACTCAGAAAATATAAAGATAAAGGCTCCTAAACCGGATTACTTTACGTTTAGTTCCTACGTTAGGTTTTTAAATCAAGGAGCAAACCCAAACAGTTCTGATTTAGTTGTCCTACGTATTCGTTGGTACGACATTGACGACAACTTGTTAAACACTGAGTCTGGAACACCAATTGCAGTAACAACCGCTGATTGGTTTAGGCCATCGGTTACTGGGTACGCTCCAACTAACGCTGATTATTGCGTGGCAAGCATTGAATGGGTTCCTTCATCGACTCAAGTAAGCTTGATTGCGGATGAGGCGTTGTTTGAAAGAAGCGCTTTCTTAAACGAGTATTTTGACGGAACTGTCGGCGTCTCAACTGTTGGAAACCTGTTTTGGGAAGGCAGCACCAACGGCTCTAAGAGCCACCTGTATGTAAATAAGACCGTAGTAGAGGGCCGCCTCTTGTCAGATATTGACAACTACATTACTAACGGCACTCAGTATCAGCTTTTATTTGCTCAACCATCTTAAATGTATTAATATCGGCGTATGTTTGAACTCTTGGCTTCTGCTGCTTTTGGCGCTTTCTTCCTAGCTGTTATTGACCAGCTAGTAGATTTAAAGATGGCTAAGGCTTTGGCATCTTTATTATTTTCCGCTGGTGGGCTGGCCCTTCTAGGCGTGACTAATATCTCAACCTTCCTGGTTTTAATGGTGGCCTCGGCTTTCCTATCGCTTTTTATGGTTGTAGCCGCCGACCGCATGACCACCTTCAAACCAGCCATAACACGCCCAACTAGACCAGAAGAGTAAGTCGGGTATAGTCTGCGACTCCAAGATGGGAGTCAAAATGACATATTCAGTAGTAATCGCAGGTAACGGCGAAACTAGTCGTGCAAATGTAGAAGCACTTATGGCTGACCACTACTACGCCAATGGCGAAGGTGGAACATTAGTAGTTGCTTTTAATCAACGCCCAAGTCAGGGACAGGTGTGGGCAGCACAGTTAGCCAACCAGCAAAAGTTAGACATCGTTGTGTTTGCCAAGGCTGGCGCATTTCTAGACAGCATCTCTCACGCAACCCTCTCTGAGTCTGATACGCCAGTAGGCGATGCAATGACCGCTTTTAAAAATAAAAACGCTCAGGCATTCTTGCTATGGAGTGACGAAGACCCAGATTGTTTGGACGCACTGGCCTCTGCCAAAGCAGCCGAAATACCGGCCTACGACCTCTGTGACGGCCTAGCAGCCATTACACCAGTAGAAGATATCAAGCCCTCTGTAAAAACCCCTGAGATGCCGAAAGTTGAAAGTTCAACTAAATCTGCAGAAGAGGAAGAGTACGACGAGGACGAAGAAGAAATTGATGATGACGAGGAAGACTACGAAGAAGCGGTAGATGAAATCTACGCAGGAATCGAAGCGCTTGTGGAAATGATTGCAGACCGCGTCGTTTCAAAACTTGGGGAAACAAAGACCAAGTAATGCTATCTGCCAAAGCCCTAGGAGTTTTAATAGAGGCTGCGTCAGGTTTGGTGCCGATAACGGCAGAGGACATGGCTAAGCACTTTAATTGTGGTCGTGCCTCAATGCTTGCTGCCCTAAAAGAGTTACGTGACATCGGGTACATAGAGACGACAACCGCTCACATAGACGGTAGATTCGTAACTTACAGCAAGGTAACAGAGTTCGGTTACAAGAGTCTTGAAACCAGACTCCTATCAACACTTGCTATGCAGAATAGCAATAACTCTGTAATTGCTAATTCGCTAGTATGTAAACCAGGTACACCGACGGAGTCGGTGGAAGAGTTCAACAAGTTGGAAATTGAGGTGGAAAGCATGGGCTATGACTTCTTCGAGAAGACGTCGTCTATGGATAAAGACGAGATGGTCGCCGAACGCCGTAAAGCCGAAGCCAAGAAGAAGGCTGAATACGAGCAGGATAAAGAAAGCAAGCGCAAGGCTCGCCTAACCCGTCACCACACAGCCCAAGAGGATTGGACTCCAACTGATGTTGGTTATGAGTTTGCCGACCGCATATTTAAGATTTGGCACATCAAGCCTTGGTCTGTGACTAACAGCCAATTTATCCCTGCTCTTGCCACACAACGCAAGAAGCATGATACTAATGGGGCTATTGAAGTTCGTATCATGGATATGTTTTTTGAAAGCATAGACTTTGAAAAGTACGACGATGCTGAAAAGGTTTGGAAGTTGTTTATTTATAAGTTTCCAAGTTACGTACTTCAGGCAAAGACGTCTATGATTCCAGCACAAGAGAGTGAAGAAGAGATTCGCTTAAAGGACAAGGCGATGTCTAGATTGAGGGGAAATGTTTAACGTAGAAGATTTAAAACTGCGTCGTCGTTCTTGGATGAAGATTGCAGCAATTCCTTACAACCGCCTTGGGTGGGAGTTTTCGGATTGCACTGGAGTTTCTCAAGAAAACATTGACAGCATTAAAGAGTGGATTGATGTTGTAGAAGAGGGAAAGATTATTCGTGCTGCTGGTCAGGTTAGTTGTGGGCTCGGCATAGTTCTTTACGGAGAACCAGGCCACGGAAAGACAACTCTTTCTCTTGTCACACTGCAGGACATACTTCGTCGTTTTCCTCTGGAGGCCTTCTCCCCTCTAGAAAATAAAACGCTTGTGCGTCCTTGCTACTTCATGACCTTTACATCCATCCTGGATTTGAAGGGCGCCCTTATGGAAGACCCATCAGAAGAAGAGCGGTCTTTATTTGCGGGGATTCTTGGAGAATGCCAGGATGACGCCTATAACATTCGGGTGCTGGTCATTGACGATGTAGGCAAGGAACAGCAGTCAGGTTCTGGCTGGCAGAAGACAATTCTTCACCACGTACTCCGTACCCGTTTTAACAATGGCCTTCCCACCATTGTGACCTCTAATATCCCTTTAGAGGCCTGGGGCTCAGTTTATGGTCCCGCAACTGAGAGCTTTGCCCGAGAAGCTTTCGTACCTATTGCACTAAAATCTCCGAAAGGAGACCTACGTAAATAATGGAGGGAAAAATGCAAGCCCAGGACGTGAAGTTAATTCAAGTGTTCTTGAGTCAAAACGCCACACCAAGTCCTGCTATTTACGAGGTAAGCAGCACCGTAGACGGAAAGCTTCTCTGCACTTGTCCTGGATATAGCGGACGCGGCAGTTGTAAGCATGCACGGTTTGTAACCGCTAGGATTAAAACAAACGGCGGAACGTATCCACTAGAGATTTCTAAAAAAGCTACAAAAGAAGAAGCCGACAGAGCACAGGAGTCAACTGATGCTTTCAGGGACTTCATTATAAAATTTGGAAAGATAGAGGTTTACTAAAAAATGTTAAAGGGGGATATAAGTAATGACTTTCCAAGACGAGTTCTTGTTACCACCGATTTAATAGTTACTCAAGAAGTTTCTATTAAAAAAGTTTTTAAAGTAATTCCAAAAATACAAAAAGATTACACTTTTAACTCTCAAGTTTTAAGTCGCATATACCTATATGCAACGCGTAGTGCGTACACGTTTGAGTTAGTGTCTTACGACATGAACAATGATGAACTTGACGAATTAACAGCAGCACTGGAAAAATCCGGCACTAATCCCTTCCGCTACACAACGGCATACGATTCGTTAGACCACTTGGTTGCTACGCTTCCGTATAGACCTGAGGTAGTGGGGGTGATAGATAGACCTGATAGATTATTACGGTACGGTAGTTGGGGAATGGATGTGGTGTAGTGAACAACGAAAAGAAACTGCTTAGCAAAGCTATCAGTGAACGTAACCTAACGCCTTTATTTAGCCGTAACGTAAACAGCAATTGGTTTGCTGACGATGATGACAAGCGTGTTTGGAACAAGTTACGGGACCACTACTCAAAGTATGGTGAGTGCCCAAGCCTTGAAATAATCAAGGAAAATTACCCAACGTATGAGTTAGTTAACTCTGACGATAATCTTAGTTATCTTTTAGATGCTGTAGTAGAAGCACGTCGCAAGACTGCAACAGTAGGAATGTTGCGTGACGCGATTGAATCAATTGATAAACGAGCAGACCACGAAGAGGCGTTGCTTAAACTTCAGCGCGGACTTATCAAGATTGAGGATGACGGTCTTAGCGGAACTAGCGACCTTGACCTTACCTACGAACCTATGCGCCGTTGGGAAGATTACCTAGAACGCAAGAACCTGCCAAACGGATTGCGTGGATTGCCAACAGGATTCCCAACTATTGATAAAGCAACTAGTGGATTGCAAGATGGTCAACTAGTAGTAATCATTGCTCCACCAAAGACTGGTAAATCAACTCTTGCTTTGCAGGTAGCGTTGAACATTCACCGTGAGCAAAAGAAAGTGCCTATGTTTCAGTCTTTTGAAATGAGCAATATGGAACAAGAGGCTCGTTACGATGCTATGCGTGCTCTTGTCTCACACCAGCGTTTAATGACAGGAACTTTAACTCCAGAAGAAGAGTCACGTTACAAGAAGATTCTTGAGGGGTTGGAGAAGGTTCAGCATAAGTTTTGGTTAGTTGACTCAGCAGCAGGTTCAACAGTTTCAGGTATTGCTGCAAAGATTCAAACACTGCAACCAGATATTGTTTTTATTGATGGTGTGTACTTGATGGTCGACGAACAGACCGGGGAAGCAAATACACCGTTGGCGTTGACTAACATCACTCGTGGACTAAAGCGTTTGGCACAGCGGTTCAATAAGCCAATTGTTATCTCAACTCAGGTTCTTACTTGGAAGATGAAAAAAGGAAATGTAACTGCAGACTCAATCGGTTACTCATCTTCCTTTTTCCAAGATGCTGACATCATCCTTGGTCTACAGCGCGAAGACGAAGCCGTAGAGGACACCCGTCTTCTAAAGGTTGTTGCTAGCCGTAACTCTGGTCCTGCTGAAGTAACTCTTGAGTGGCAATGGTCGGAGGGTCGATTCCGTGAAATGGACGCAACCGACCTATGAAACTTCCAAACTTAGAGCGCATTAAACGAGTTCTTGAACTACGTCGTTCAAACGCTGCACAGCCAGTAAAAAGCAAGAAGGCTTACAGTCGTAAGGTTAAGCACAAGAAGGCTGACTATGACCGTTGAGGATATGGAAGACCTGCTTGACCGACTAGGTGTTGAGGTTATACGAATCAATGGGTTTGAAATCCAGGGGCATTGCCCTGCTCACATTCAGCGGACTGGCAAAGAAGACGTAAACCCTTCGTGGTGGATTAACGCAGATACCGGAGCGCATTTTTGTTTTTCTTGTCACTTTAAGGGAAGCGTTACTTCTCTAATCGAATATGTTCAAGGGATTGACTTTGAGTCTGCCAAGACATGGTTGACAGACGGAGTTGATTTAACTAAAGCTTTAGACAAAGCCATCCGCAAGAAAGAGCCTGTTCTCAAAGAGGTCACAGATTTAACAGAGGCAAACCTTGCCGCTTTTGTAGACCCGCCTGAAGAGGAACTGCGGTCTCGCGGATTGACCTTAGAGGCTGCCCGTTTATACGGCGTCCAGTGGGACCTGATTAAGCGTTGCTGGATTCTGCCAATCCGCGACCCCCTTTCTGGAAAACTCTGGGGTTGGCAGGAAAAGGGTGCAAATCGGTATTTTAGGAATTATCCGACAGGGGTCAATAAAAGCCTCAGCCTGTTCGGATACGGTCAGTACCAAGGCGGGACCATGGTTGTGGTCGAGTCTCCGCTGGACGTGGCTCGTATGGCCTCTGTAGGGCTTCTGGGAGGCATCTCTACGTTCGGCTCAGCCGTCTCTAAAACCCAGATAAACCTAATTCGGGGCGCTGAGGCCGTTGTGGTGGCTATGGACAACGATGAGGCAGGTAGGGATTCATCCAAAGCCATACTTGACTGGTCAATCCGATTAGGGTTTGAGGTGCGGTTTTTTGACTACTCGGGCATTGACGTGAAGGATATAGGCGGTATGAGCAAGTCCGAGATTTATCAAGGTCTTGAAAAAGCTAAGCACTCAGTCTACGGAGAAAGGGCGTTGTCATGAACAAAGAGTTTCGAGTATTTGATAAATGGATTTCTATTGGGTTTAGTTTTAGGGGATTTGGATTGGGGTTTCGTATCAGCAAGTGGTCTTTTGACATGGACCTTGGCTTCTTTTGGATAGGGATTGAGTTCTAATGATTATTGGTTTATCTGGTTATGCCCGTTCTGGAAAAGACACGGTTGCTGAAATCCTTGTGAATGACTATAACTTTACTCGCGTTGCATTTGCCGATGCGATTAGGGACATCTTGTACGACATGAACGTTATAACTGCATGCAGTCCTACTGGTCGTGTTCAAGACGCGGTTGACCGTGTTGGTTGGGACGAGGCTAAACAAGACACAGAGGTTCGTCGTCAACTACAGAACCTAGGTGTTGCCGCTAGAAAGCACATGGGCGAACACATTTGGGTTAAGACTGTGTTAAACAAAATATTTGAAAACCCATATCAAGATTATGTAATTACTGATGTTCGTTTTAAGAACGAGGCAGAGTACGTCAAGTCTTGCGAGGGTCATATGTGGCGAGTAGTTCGTCCATATGTTTTTGCTGTCAATGACCACATCTCAGAGGTTGATTTAGACGATTATAAATTTGATGCTTACGTTCACAACAACTCAGATTTAAACGTATTAAAGACGACGGTGGACTTCCATATGGAAGAGTTACGCCATGACATTCAAGGGTAAATTACTTCCTTATCAACCTGAGGCCGTTAACCTTATGTGTAAACGCCGCAAGGTTCTTGTTGCCTATGACCTTGGTTTAGGTAAGACGGTCTTAACTATTGCTGCCATTGAACGGCTTATGGACCAGAAAAAAATTACTGAGCCAGGTCTTGTTGTATGTCTTAGCAGTATTAAGTATCAATGGAAGAACCAGATAGAAAAATTTACAGAGAACACTTCAAAAGCTCTTGTCATAGACGGCACCCCAGCAAAGCGTCAAAAGCAGTACGCAGAGGCTATGAACTGGCGTGAATCAGGCGTTGACTACATCATCATGAACTACGAACAGGTAGTTAACGATTGGGATGTCATAAAGAATCTTCCTAGAGGTTTTGTTGTATTAGATGAAGCAACGGCAATCAAATCTTTTAAATCAAAGCGGTCTAAGACAACTAAGCGGTTGTCCGGCGCCCCATTTAAGTTTGCCCTTACTGGTACTCCTATTGAAAATGGAAAGCCAGAAGAATTGTTTAGCATTATGCAGTTTGTAGATGATTCAGTATTAGGACGATTTGACATTTTTGATAAGGCTTTCATTGTTAGAAACGGGTGGGGTGGCGTAGACCGTTATAGAAATCTGCCCACGCTCCATGAAAAACTAAAAGAAGCCTGTGTTCGTAAATCACAGAAAGACCCAGATGTAGCACCTCATTTGCCTGACTCTATTCACAACGACCCAATAACTATTACGTTAGACCGCAAAGCCGCGAAGTTGTATCAAAAGATTCTCAACGATTTATTAGAAGACTTAGACAACGCTCAAAATCTTTTTGGTTCTGGGTTTAATATCTTTGCTCACTACGGGTTGGAATCTGCTCGCGGAGGTGAGGCAGACGAAATTCGTGGGCGCATCATGGCCAAGGTTGGTTGTTTAAAGATGTTGTGCGTGCACCCTGACCTACTACACACTAGCGCTCGCAACTACGACATGATGACCGGGTCTGGGTCTAAGTACGCATACGAGCTTAGACAAGAAGGTTTGCTAGACGGACTTACATCAGCTCCCAAGTTTGAACTATTAATTAAATACGTCCAAGAGTTTTTAGAAGAGAATGAAGATAACAAAGTAGTTATATTTGTAACTTACGTCGATATGTTAGAAAAGATGTCACAGGCCTTAGGCCCAGATATCTGTAGAACCTACTCAGGTAAGTTAGACGCTAAAACAAAAGAAGATAATAAAATCGCCTTTAATACAGACCCAAAGACCAGAGTATTAATAAGCAGTGACGCCGGAGGCTACGGCGTAGACCTGCCAGCCGCTAACTTGCTCATCAACTTTGACTTGCCATGGTCTGCTGGTTTAGCCACTCAACGCAACGGTCGCATCAAACGTGCCTCTTCGAAGTGGCCAAGTATTGTTATTCAAGACTTTTTAGTGGCTGGCTCTATTGAGATTAGACAGCATGAGATGCTCCAGCAGAAGAACGCTATAGCCAACGCAGTCTTAGATGGCGAGGGTATAGACGAAAATGGCGGGGTAGCCATGAGCGTGGGTAGTTTAAGCGGGTTCTTACGCCTTACCTCGGTATAATTTTAGGATGCCTAACGCGCCTAAGACCCCCACACGCACTATCCGCGTGTCCGACGAGCTGTGGACAGCCGTCCAGAAGAAGGCTGCCCTTGAGAAGGTCACTGTGACCAGCATCATAATCAAGGCGCTCGAAGCCTACCTAGCCGAGGTTGACAAGTAGGGTTTTAATCCCCTAAGTTCTACCCTGAAAGGGGTTGAACATGTCGTTAAACCAACAAACACTTCAAAAAGAAGTACAGCAGTTCGTCGCACTTAAAGACGAAATTAACCTGCTTACAAACCGTCAAAAAGAAATCAAAGAGCGTCTTGTCGCCAGTCTAAAAGAATATGGCGAGGTAGACGGTCGGGGGCATATAGTTCTTGAGGTCAATGACCCAATAACAGGAACTGAAAAAATTACACATCAACGCAAGGTATCTAAGTCTTTAGATATGGATGTTGCTGAAAAAATTCTTGGAGAAAAAAATCTAAAGGAACAGTGCATTAAGATGGTTCCTATGTTAGATGAAGCAGAAATCATGGCGTCTTTTTATCGCGGTGACCTCACCGAAGAAGATATTGACGCAATGTTCCCATCAAAGGTCTCTTACGCTTTCGTAGTATGACCGACGACTTCATCGATAAAGCATTTGCTGACCTAGATAACTATTATCCTGGCAGCAAACGCAAGCGCCGCGAAAAGGTTGAGAAACTACCCGAGGATGTAACTTGGGACGCAAAACCTTTTATCAAAACACTACCTAACGGAAAAAGTGTTGAGATGTTTACTCTCGGGGCGTTAGCGACAGCCTTAAGCCGACCTGTCATAACATTACGTGCATGGATGACAGAAGGTTATTTACCAACCTCCCCTTACCGTTTGCCGTCTACAGTTGACAAAAACGGTAAGGAGGTGTTGGGTAGGCGCTTGTACACTCGTCCAATGATTGAGATGACGGTTGAGTTATTTACTAAGGCGGGAATTCTTCACGCCAAACGTATAGACTGGGCCTTACATCGGCAACTCATTAACGAGATTGCCGAGTCGTGGGATAAAATCCGCGAATCGGAAACGGAAACAACAGAAACTAACTAACAAAGGAAATATATGGCAGTCGACCGTACAGCCGTCCCTAATGCGGACGCATACATCACTGAGAACGAGTCCTTCGCAATTGAAGACCGTCCAGTAGGCACTACAACAAATGCAGTGCAGTCAGGTTGGGAAGCAGCAGAAAAACTAAGTGGTTCTGCAGGTGATTTCCCAATTGAAATGAAACTTGGAGAAGATTTCCAAGTCATTAAGTTCTTGGACCCAGATGGTCCATTTGCTACATACAAGCAACACTTCCTCCAACAGAAGACTGTAGGACGCCGTTCTTACATCTCCCTTGGACCAACCGACCCGCTAGCAACAAAGCTTGGAAGCAAGCCAGAAGATAAGCGGGCATTTACAGTTGCCAATCTCAGTGTTCCAGGCGGAGCACAGCGTCAAATGTTGATTGCAACTCCACGTCTTTATAAGACACTGCACTCTGCACATTTCTCACCACAGGGTCCTTTGAACAAGAACTTCTGGGCGATTTCTCGTACAGGAAAGATGCAGCAAACTGTTTATCACCTTAACGCAATCAAGGCTCGTGACCTCCAAGAAGATTGGGGCATTGATGCCGAAGCAGCTGAAGCAGCAATCGCACAAATGAAGTGCTTTACCAAGGATGACATCAAAACTCATTCATGGGCTGAGTTGGAAGAAATTGCCAACTCGTTGCTGGCTTAGCAAACTAGATGTCTAGGGGCTGAGGATTAATTTGACCCCCTTTCTGTAATCCTCAGTCCTTAGACCTTAAGGGGGATATATGAACATCATCACGAATAAAAAACAATTAGACGAAGTAGTTGCTTACTACCTAACGCAAGATGCGTTTGCTTTTGACGTTGAGACCGTCGGTGACCGACGTGGTGATACTCCTATCAACGAAGTGCTTTGGATTACGCTCGCCACACACGGGAGGGCAGACGTAATTCCTATGGGTCACCCTAATGGAGAGTTACTTGAAGTAATTTATCCATTAACCGGCCAGGGCGAAAAGCGGGTAGAAAAGGGGCTACCCGCTCGTCCCAGCGATTACTCTCGAGATGCTAAGAAAGCAACATACGTTTATTCAGAGCCACCCGCTCAATTATTTCCAGCAGATGTTTTTAAGGCGTTAGAGCCTCTGTTCTTTAATGACAAGATATTAACCGTTGGTCACAACTTACTTTTTGATTTAACTTCTGTAGCAAAGTACTACGGAGGTCGCGTCCCATCTGGTCCTTACTTTGACACGATGATTGGTTCTTTTGTTTTAGATAACCGTAATAAAAATAAAGTTGGTCTTGACGACTGCTTACAGCGTGAGTTCGGGTATCACATGGTCAAGGGCGTAGGTGCTGCAGTAGAGAAGCACACGTTTAAAGACGTAGCCAAGTATGCGTATCTAGACGCCAAGTACACGTTTTTACTATGGAAAAATCTAGCGCCTCGCATAACCGAGTCTAAAGTAGACAAGATTATGAAGTTAGAGATGGACGTGCTTGCTGTCCTTTGTGCTATGAAACTGACCGGAGCACCTATTGACACAGAAGCTCTCGAACATTTGTACGAAAAACTTTTAGAGGATATAGAAAAAGCCAAGGCTGAAATATTTAAAACGGCTGGTAGACAGTTCAATATTAATAGCAATCAGGAAAAACAGTACCTTCTGTATTCATCTAAGAAGGACGGTGGCCGAGGACTTCCTCCTAAGATGCTTACGCTTCGAGGAGAGCAGCGTGATGCTGCAGGCAAAGAGTTGGACTATTCGGACTATTCAGTCTCTGCCGAAGCACTTGAAGCCTATAGAGACCGTGACCCATTAGTTACCGCACTGCTTACTTATTCAGACTTAAATAAGTTGCTTACTACTTATGTTGTTCCATATATGGGCGGAGACGTCACCCGTACCTCTGGTGGCAAAACTAAGATTGAGCATAAAGAAAGTCTTTTAATTAACAAACGAATCCACTGCGACTTTGTACAACATGGTGCGGAGACTGGACGTTTTTCTAGTCGTAATCCTAATCTTCAAAACATTCCTAACCCATCGGCTAGTGAGAACGGTAAAGCAATTCGTAACCTGTTCTACGCTCCACCAGGCTACAAACTTGTGGTTGCGGATTACTCACAGATTGAACCGCGCATTATTGCCTCTATGTCAGAGGACCCAATTATGTTAGATAACTATTTAAACAAACGCGACATCTATACAACCGTTGGCGAGGTTATGGGCGTAGACCGTAAGGCTGGAAAGGTTCTTGTTCTATCTATGGCTTACGGCGTAGGGCCTGACAAGATTTCGCGCCAAATAGGTTGCTCAGTCAATGATGCTAAAAAACTACTAGATGACTTCTCTAAGACCTTTCCGTCTGTAAGCAAATATCGATTGAAGGTACTAGCGGTAACTAGAGCCAGCAATCCTCCATTTGTTTACACGCTTCTTGGCCGTCGGCGTTATCTTCCTGAGATTAACTCAAACGACCGGGGTCTTCGAGCTGCAGCTGAACGTCAAGCTTTTAACACTAGAATCCAAGGTTCGGCCGCGGATATTATTAAAGTAGCCATGGTTCGAGCCCACGCCATGATTCCCCAGGAAGCTCGCCTGTTGTTGACCGTCCACGACGAACTAGTTACCCTTACACCAGACCATTTGGTAACTGAAACCGAGGACGCAATTAGAGAGGCTATGGAAGGAATCAACCTTTTGAACGTACCTTTAATTGCAGACATCACAACTGTACAGCGTTGGGGAGAGGCAAAATGAAGTGGAAGTTTTGGAAGCGCAATAAAGCGCCAAGACTTGTTGCTGAAATATCACAGGATAAAGTTCCGCTCAGCACTCTTATACGCTGGTATTGCTATGACCTTGGTATTGAAGATGTAAACGATTTAGTCAAAGCCTTTAGTTTGATGCCGGTAAGTCAAGAGGGCGAAGATTTTGAGAAAGAAGCCAGCGAACGTCGTATTGATGCGGTTGTCCCACTTATGCCTTTTATAGACATGATTGCATCCATTAATGCAAAGGCTATAAGCACAATTCAATTACAAGACTTTAAAAATGAAGAGGTATTAGAAGCCGACCTGGACCCAGAGATTATGGAAGGCTTGTATCGTCAAGTTTCTTTTGCTGCAGTGGTTGCAGCATTTTCCGCAGCATTTGAGTTAGGATTGGCTAACGAAAATCACGGACTGATGTTCATGGAAGGAAAAGATGAATGAGTAATAACTGGTGGGCTCAAAAATTAGGTGGGCAACAACCCGCTCCAGTACAACAACCGCAGGCTCGTCCTGTAATGCCACAGTCCCCGTCACTTCCTCCAACTCAACAACCAGTACCACTTACTCCACGTTGTCCAGGATGTAACAGCGTTAACTATTCAGGCACTGGAGATTCAAGACCTCGCTGTTACGACTGCGGGTATCCACTTCAACAGAGTGGTAGTGGAATGGGTAGAGGTATTAGCGTGCCTTTGGAAGGCCCAACTCAAGCCGCAAAACAAGTAGAAACTGGCGGTTGGAACCCTACTGAAATTATTGGTAAGCTGGGGTAATGAACGCAGACCTAGCAAAAGTATTAGCAAAGATAAATAAAAAATTTGGCGAAGACACCGTTGTTCTTGGCTCAGAGATAGTAGAAGTTCCTCATCGTTTTACTTCTGGCTCTTTATCTCTTGATGTTGCCTTGGGCGGTGGTTGGCCGGCAAATCAATGGCATGAATTAGTTGGTGAAGCAAGTAATGGAAAGACTGCTATTGCTTTAAAAACAATTGCTGCCAATCAAAAGAAAGACCCTAACTTTACAACCGTGTGGGTTGCAGCAGAAGAGTGGGTTCCTGGTTACGCTGAACTTTGTGGCGTTGACCCATCTAGAGTGTATGTAATTTCTACAAATATAATGGAAGAAGCATATGGTGCCGTTATTGAAATTGTTGGGTCTAAAACAATTGATTGTATTGTTATTGACAGTTTACCCGCACTGGTTCCTTCAACCGAAGACGAGAAAGAAATGGAAGAAGCTACTGTTGGACGCGGAGCTTTACTCACAAATAAGTTCTTCCGCAAAGTTGGAAAAGCATCAAAGCGTTCATTAACTCAACCAGAGCGTCCTTTTATTGGTTTGTTAATTAATCAGTGGCGTTCAAAGATTGGCGTCATGTATGGAGACCCACGAACAACTCCAGGTGGGCAAGGAAAAGATTATGCGTTCTTTACACGTATTGAAATTAAACGTGATGATTGGATTGAGGTTGGCTCAGGACAAGAAAAAC